TGCAGCTCATGGCGAGACAGCAGGGCATCCCCCCATGTTATGCACGCCGGCCCGGTTGTGCCCGATTTGCCGATCGATTCCGAAGCTGCGCCAGAACCCGAGCCTGCGCCTGCGCCAGATCCTGAGCCGATCGCGATCGCGATCGAGCCGTGCTGGTGCGGGGAACGGGCGGAAGTATATGGGCGTGGCGACAAATGTCATTACGTCAAATGTGACGATGAGCTGTGCTGGCGCGGGCCTGTCTGCAAGAGCCAGCGCGATGCGCTCGATGGGTGGAACTCCGTCATGCTGCGAGTCAAACAGGAGTAAACAAATGGTAGCGAACAAATGCCGGCGCCCCTACATAGTCCGGGTGAAGTTTGTGCGGCCAGGCAGTTGGCGTTGGATCGTCCAAGAGGCGTTGAGTTATCGGGGATTGGCACGCGGGGTTGCGCGCGGCGAACAGGATGCCCGCAAGGATGCCCGCAAGGCCGTGCAGAAGCTCAAGTCCGCCATATACCGCCCGGACTACCAATGTGCTGAACAATGATTGATGGGTTTGCCACATTCGCCTTCGCCGGTCGGGAGTGGACTGAATATCCCGGTGAATTGACGCCGACTCGGGAGCAACTCGTTCTGGCGGCGCGCAACAAGGGCGCGCAGTTCGTCAAGGATTGGCTGGAGGAACGTGAGGAACGGATCGTCCTCAGGTTGAAGAGTCCCTATTACTACGGGATGGACGCGCCGGACTTGAAGGCGTGGGGTGACGCGGATCGGTGTTTGGGCGAAGCCGATGAGCTTTTGATCAACGGTGGCAATCGGGCGGGCAAAACAGAGTATGCGGTAAAGCGCATGATGCAGACCTTGTGCGAGAATCCGGGTAAACGCGCCTGGAGCCTTCATACCACGGCCAAGAGTTCGATCCAGATGGTTCAAAGCTTGTGCTTCAAGTATATGCCGCCCGAATGGCGTAACTTGAGAAAGAGCAAGATTACCAACGTCCAGTATTCGCAGAAGGGTGGCTTCACCGAGGGAACGTTTGTCCTGCCAAACGGTAGCCAATGCTGGTTCATGAACTATCAGCAAGAGCGCAACGTGATCGAGGGTGGCGAGATCGACTTCGCGCACGCGGACGAGTTGGTTCCGTTGGATTGGGTCGAGACATTGCGGTATCGACTGGTAACCCGGCGGGGCAAGCTGTTGATTACGTTTACTCCGGTTGATGGTTACACAGGCTTGGTGAAGCACTATCTGTCGGGCATGAGGATAGTGGAAACGCTGGAAGCCGATCTGATGCGATCGGACAAGATTCATGTGCCGGGCTGTCCGCCGGGCCACATGCCCTATGTGGCACGGTGCCGCGATCCCAAGGCGATCGTGATGTGGTTTCATTCCAAGCTGAACCCGTTCAACCCTTACGATTCGCTCAAGGACAAGCTGCATGGTCGCAGCGAATCGGAGGTGAAGCTGCGCGCCTACGGTTGGGCCGAGAACATGGCGGGCAGTCAATTCCCGCGGTTCGGACACGTTCACATTGTCGATCCGCAAATGATTCCCGAGGCGGGTCAATGCACCGCTTACATGAGCATGGATCCGGGTAGCGGTCGGAAAAATAACTTCATCCTGTGGGCGCGGGTGGATGCGATGGGACGGAAATGGATTCATCGCGAGTGGCCGGACTGGCGGGTGGGCGATTGGGCGCTTGTAGGAGACAATCCCGATGGCGATTACGGTCCGGGCTCGACATTGGGCTCGGGCCAGTCGGTTCGGGAAGCGTGCGATTTGATCGATGACATCGAGGGGGACGTCAAGATCGAGGATCGTTGGATCGATCCCAGAAGCGGAAATCTCAAGATGACACAGCGTGATGGCGGCAAGACACTGATCGAATTGTTCATGGACGAGGGTGTGTGGTTCTCGCCGGCGGTCGGACTCAAGATCCACGAGGGAGTGGCGATCATCAACGATTGGCTCGCCTACGATCCGCTTCGGGAAGTCGGAGTCGGCAATCAGCCTCAACTCTATGTGTCCAGTGAGTGCCGCAACCTGATATTCGCGCTACGGGAATGGACCGGGCGCGGTGGTGAGGAAGGGGCGACCAAGGACCCGATCGACGCGCTCCGGTACCTGTCGGTCATGGACCCGGTCTATATCGACCGGACCGTCATGGTGGCCGGGGCCGGGGGGAGTTATTGAAATGGACAACCCGACATTGCTGTTGAGAATAGGTGAAGCATCGCAGATCACCGGATTGTCGCGTGATTATTTGAGGATGCTGTGTGTGTGCGGGGATGTGAAAGCTATCAGGACCAAGGGTGGACAGTGGCGAATCATCAGGCGTTCGTTGTTGATCCACCTTAACATCATAAAGGACCCCAATGAACGGAACCGAAGATGAACTGTTGATGGCGAGCGACACGCCCGATGTCGAGGCGTTGGTTGATGAGTTCAACCGATCAAGCGCCTTTTGGAGCGATCGGGATATCAATCGGAACGACGAAGTCCGATTCGTTCGTTGGGATCATCAATCTCCCGACGGTCGCAAATGGGACGAGAACTATCCCCACGGCAAACGGGCGTTCCCGTGGAACGGGGCCAGCGACACGCGCATTTACCTGGCCGACGGACTGATCAATGACGCGTGCGACGTTCAGGTGATGGCGTTGATGCGCGCTCACCTTCAGGTGTCGGGCGTGGAGGTGAACGACGTCACCAAGGCCGGTGCAGCGTCGAAGCTCCTCTCCTTCATGCGCTCCAAGCGGATGCGCATGATGCTGATGCGCGAAAGCGGGTTGTTGGCTCAGTATCAGGAGCAATTCGGTTGGGCCGCGTTGCATGTCGGTTGGGAACAGAACTACACCTGGCGACCCGCGACATGGAGCATGGAACAGATCGAGGCAACGGCGCAACAGCAGGGCGGCACGTTAGCAGAATTGCCTGACATGATCAGGGATCGGGATCGGGAAACGATCGCGGCGGATTTGATTCAGTCGCTGTTTCCCGGATCGCGCAAGGCCGACATCAGAAAAGCCATTCGTGACTTGAGAAATGACGGCAAGGCGGTTGTGCCAAGGGCGTTCCTGACAGTCAATCGTCCGTATATCTGCGCACTTCAACCGTGGCACGATTTTATTGTGCCCAACGAAACAACCGACCTACAGCGTTCTCGGGTGATCTTTCGCAGGGATTGGCTGTCCATGGTGGAGCTTGTCGCCAAAATCCAAGATAACGGCTGGAACGAAGATTTCGTCGAGGAAGCCAAGAAAACGGCTGGCCACGAAAGTGTTATCAATCGGGGCGAAATCTCCGGTGACTTGCTGACATCATCGGTCGACACCAAAGAGAGCCTGATCGAGATCGTCTATTGCTACGCGCGACAGATCAAGGATGGGGTTCCGGGCATTTACTGCACGGTTATTTCCCCGCACATGACAACAGTCGAAGGCGAACCGATGTACGGCAAACATGAGTTGGTCGACTATTGGCACAACGAATATCCGTTCATCGAGTTCCGACGGGAACGCCCCCGCCGACGCGTGAACGAAAGCCGCGGCATTCCTGACTTGGTCGGCACTCAGCAGAACGAGATCAAGACACAGCGCGATTCCATATTCGACGCAACCAGCTTCGAGACATTGCCTCCGCTGACGTTCAACAAGCGTTTGGGTGAAGTCCCGCGCATTTCGCCGGCGGCGCCGCTTCCGGTCAACACGGCCGGTGACTACCAGTTTTTGGAACCGCCAGCGCGTCAACCCAAGACCGCGTTTGATTTGATCGCGTCGGTCGATAAGGAAGTTGCGGGGTACTTCGGACGTCCCCACATGGAGATTCCCCCCCAATACACGGCGCTAAAGGCTCAATGCAAGGTGGAGGCATGGCTGACGTCTTGGTCGCAGGCATTCAGTCATATCTTGGTCATGTCGGCCCAATACATGGATCCGCGCGAGATATTCAGGATTACCGGCTCCAGGGTTGCGTTGGACCGGCAGACCGTCGAATACGACATCGTCCTTTCGTTCGATGTGCGCGAGGTGCTGGATCCGGAGTTCGTTCAGTCCAAGTTGCAAACGATCGCGCAGTTCGTCATCCCGCAGGATGTGGCCGGTGTGTTGGACCGAGCCAAACTGGTGCAACGACTGACCGCGGCCATTTCGCCCGACATCGCCGAAGAACTGATCGTCGATCAGGCCAGTGCGTCGCAGAAGATGTTCCAGGATGTCCGGGATGAAATCGTGGCCATGCAGCAGGGGCACGAACCCCAATACGTGCAGAACGATCCTACGGCCAAGGCGAAGCTGAATTTCGCTCAACGGATCGCATCGGCGAATCGTCGCGTACAAGATCAGGTTCAGAACGATCCGCTATTCGCCAAACTGTGGGAAAACTACGTCGGCAACCTGCAAATGTCCGTGATGCAGGAACAGAACAAAACGATCGGCCGAATCGGAGTGCAACCCGTTGGAATGCAAAACAATGGATCTTGAAAACCTCTCAATCCTCTCGTTCGAGTCCAACCCGATTTGGAACGCGGTCATGGCCGAGTTGGACGATGCAGCCAAGAGTTACGAGCTGCAGGTTCGATCTCCAAGTGTCAAAGGGGACGATCTGGCGCGGGCTGCCGGATCTTTGGATGCTTTGCGTTTGTTTGCCGAACATCTGGAAGGTCTCCGCCAACGGTCTCGGCAACAGGCCCTGAAGTAGCGACTTTATCGGAAACCGTCGGAAACTGTCGGAAATCGCGCAGGATTCTGTTGCAATCGTACATTGGGCCGGAGTAGTCCGTGTTTCAAGGCCAACTTGCCTTGGCTTTGAACAGGCATGGATGACAATACAAAACCGGGTAGCGGCACACCCGAAGACAAAACCGCGCAGAATCCAGCGGCTACAGGGATCGACGAAGAATCGGTTGAGGGACTCATCACCGATTATTTGCGGACCGAAGTCGAGAGAGAACAAGCCGAGTCACCGACCCCGGACGGGGAATCGGACAAAGGCTCGGAAGATGATCCCAAGCCACCCGAATCGAAAGAACCGGATGGCAAGGATGATGACGACGGCAAAGACGAGCCGGCTTGGTTCAAGAAGCGAATCGACAAAATCACGGCGGCGCGCCGGGAGGCCGAGGAACAAGTATCGGACTTGAAAGCGCAAGTTCAAGAGCTTCATTCCAAGCTGCAAAAGTCTGAAAACCCGAAGGAACCCGAACCGGAAGTTGCGTCCAATCGTTACGACAACATCGAGTCTTTGGCCGACATCAAGGCCGAA